ACTGAGCAGCGTCACGGTGGGGGCCATCCCGTCCACCTACGTCGGCAGCGGCGTCACGCAGCGCACGTCAAGCGACCTCACGGCATCGGGGGCCACGGTCACCGTCCCAGCGGGCCACTACGCGCAGCAGGCGAGCAAGGCCGTCGCAAGCGGCACCGAGGGCACGCCCACGGCCACCAAGGGCAGCGTGAGCAACCATGCCGTCACGGTCACGCCCAGCGTCACCAACTCGGCGGGCTACATCGCGGGCGGCACGCACGGCGGCACGGGCGTCACGGTGGCTGCGAGCGAGCTTGTGAGCGGCACCAAGGCCATCACGGGCGCAGGCACGACCGACGTGACCGAGTACGCATCGGCGAGCGTGGCGAGCGGCGGCGCGACGGCGAGCGCGACCAAGGGCAGCGTCTCCAACCACTCCATAACCGTCACGCCCAAGGTCACCCGCACGGCTGGATGGGTGAGCGCGGGAACGTCCAACGGCACGGCTGTCACCGTCTCAGCTTCCGAGCTTGTCAGTGGCAGCACCACCATCACCGATAATGGCACCACCGACGTGACCAACCTCGCAAGCGTGACGGTGGCGCTGGACTTCGTGACATATCACACGTCCACCTCCGCGCCAACAAGTTCACAGGGCAGCGATGGTGATATTTGGCTGGTGACAAGCTAATGGCGACCGAGCAATTCACAGTCACGAGCTACCCAGCCAGCTACACCACGTCGGGCAGCATCAGCGGCACGAAGTATCGCAACGCAATCGGAAAAGGCTCAGATACCTCAGCAGTTTCGGGCAACGACTACTGCTCGTCGCGCAACAGCTACGCCAACATCTACTACGCCTTCGACTTCTCGGGAATCCCAGACGGCGCAGAGATAGTGTCCGTCGAGTGCTCCGTCAAGGGGCATGCCGAGTCGACTTCGAGCAACGGCCACAGGGCGAGGTGCCAGCTCTATGTGGGCACGTCTACTGCGAAGGGCAGCTACACCGACTTCACCTCCACGTCAGCGCAGACCCTAAACCTGACGGTCGGCACGTGGACGCTTGCGGAAGTGCGGGACATGCACCTCTGCTTCACCATCGGCTACTACGGCGGACTTGTGAACGGCGCGACCGCGACGGTGGTCTACTCCATCAACTCGACGCGGTGGACGGTCACGGTGTCCAACTCGACGGACGTGCCGGTGACCGTCTCGGACGATAACCCACGCGAGGGCGATGACGTTGTGGTGAGGGCCGATTCGGTCGATGGCATCACCGTCACCGACAACGGCACAGACGTCACGTCCCAGTTCGTGGAAGTTCAGGACACGGCGCAGAGCTACACAGTCGAGACTGTGGGTGACTACGGCTTCGCCCTCAACTCGTCAGGCTACTACCAGTCTGAGAACAAGGGTATCAGCAAGACCGCTGCGGTGTGCAAGGTGAACATCCACGTGCCCGTCGCTGCAACGGTGACGTTCTCGTTCATCAACTACGCAGAGCAAGGCTACGACTTTGGCGTATTCGGCAACGTAGACGAGACGCTCAGCACGAGCTACTACGCGGCGGGCAGCAGCGGCGCCACCATCACCGACTCAAGCTACAGGCTCGCGTGCAACACGTCGAGCCACAACACGTCCTCCGTGCAGACGCTCGACTACGAGCTCACGGCGGGAGACCACTTCGTCTACGTGAAGTACAGCAAGGACAACGCCTCCGACGCGAACAACGACACGTTGCAATTCAAGGTCGCCATCACGCTGGACGAGCCGTTCACGCCGGGGTCGCACTACGAGTACACCATCGCCAGCGTGACCGCAGACCACGCCATCGTGGTAAGCGCGGCATCCAGCACGCAGCTCTACGTCAAGCAGGGAAGCTCTTGGGCGCAGGTCACGGCGGCCTACGCCAAGGCAAACGGCGCGTGGGCGCTCGTGGCCCTGGATTCCGCGTTCGACTCTGCCAAGCGGTACAGGAGGGCCGATGCGTGACGCGGCGCGGGCGGTGCTGCTCGCGGTCGCCATCGCCTACGGCGGCTTCGCGGCGCTCGTGATCGTCGCGGAGTTGCTGGCGTCCATCGTCTTCTGACGGACATAAGACAACCGGAAAGCGGCTCGTCCCCATCGCGGGGGCGGGCCGCTTCTTTGCGTGCGGTGCTTGTGGTCGGACGGCTAGAGCGTCGCGGCAAGGCGCTCGATGACGGCGCGAATGGTCACGCCATCGTCGGCTGCCGCGCGGCTCATGGCCTGCCACGCAGCCTCGCTGATTATCGCGTGCAGGTCGTGCTCGGCGCCCTCGTCAGGTGCGCCGAACTCCGCCTCGTACACGTTGGCCTCGGCGTGGTCCTCCGTCCATGCCCTCGCCTCGTCATAGGTGAGCGGGCAGATGGACTCCGAGGCGTCGTACTCGCCGCGCTGCTCGTGGACGAAGTATTCGCCCGTGCGCTTGCGATAGAGCGTCGCGTTGCGGTAGTCCCTGCCGCCCCATCCGTTTGACCAGTAGGCAATCTCCTGAGCCTTGTCGGTGTCGTACAGCTTGCCCTTGATGACCTTCTTCATGGTTCCCGCCCCCTTAGAGAATGTCGCCGTCGAACTGCCAGAGAAGCCCGCTCTTGATGACGTACAGGCAACTGTCGTCATCCGCGTCCGCCCAGACCGTGCGCTCTCGCCCCTGGGACCCGTCCCACGCCTTGCCGAACGGGACAACGGCTACCTCCGAGCGGTCGAGCACGGTGCCGTCTGCGAACTCGTAGTGCTCGGGCTGGTAGAGCTTGACTGTGCGCTTCATTGTGTGCCTCCTAGTTCGTGGTTGACTTTGTACATACTCATAATATCGTGCTGTGCGACTTTGTACATATTCATGTAAGAGTTTGTACATACTCCACATCTTGCACACATTGCCTTTGCGTCCCTCGCGCGTCCCAAATGGGCGAAACAGGCCCGACGAGGGCGGCGAGGGCGGCGTATATTCGCAGCTAGCGGGCGAGGGTGGACGAGGGCGAAAAGACTGGTACTATGTATCGTTGTAATCCGTCTGGCATTTCCGCAGGTAGACGGCCTGCATAAAGGCGTCGCGTCCCAAAATTGGCTAGACGTCCCAATCCGCGTCCCACGGGCGCGACCTGTAGGCGTCGGCCACGACCTCCGCGAACATGTCGGCGGCGGGGCGGTCGTAGTGGGCGCCCGTCACGCCCGCCAACCGATGCCCCATCATCGGCTCGATGAGGTACGGAGGCACGCGCAGCTCCCAGCGCATCCACGTCTGCCACGAGTTGCGGAGGTTGCGGTACGGGTGGGGCGCGCCCAGCGCCTGCCACTCCGCATTGAGCCGCCTCTGCGACTGGAAGCCGCCGAGGCCGTCGCTGGTGAGCGGACAGCCGTCGGGCGCCGCGTCGGCCAGCTCGGCGAGCCTCAGCGCGGCGCGCCCCGCGATCACGGCGGTGCGCTCGCTCTGCGCCGTCTTGAGCCGCCCGGTTGCCCTGCCGTGGCCGTCCACCTGGCGGGCGACGGCGACCAGGGCCACGGGGACGCCGCCCACGTCGCGCAGCTCGACCTCCGAGGCCATCGGCCCCAGCGACTCGCCGACGCGCAGGCCCCCGAACGCGGCGAGCAGGAACGCAGGCTCGAACCACTGGCCGCGCAGCGACGCCCAGAGCGGCCCCAGCTCGGCCAGCGACCACACGCCGTCGTCGCGGCGCTGGACGGTGGACTTGGACGGCATCAGGTACTTCTCGCGCATCGGGTTGTGGGGCACGACCTCGTAGCGCACCGCGTAGTCCATCACCTTCGACAGCAGCTTCGTGCCCTGCTCCGCGGCGGTGCGCGGGAGGCCGTATAGCCATTGCTGGACGGCCAGCGGGCGCACGGCGTAGAGGGGCACGTCGGCCCACGTCGGTGCCACGTGGCGCGTCCATACGCTGCGGTAGAGGACGAGCGAGTGCGGCGCGAGGTCGCCGTCCTCGACGCGGCGCTCCAGGTCGGGCAGCGCCCACCGCTCCCACGCCTGCCCGACCGTGGGGCACGGCGCGTCCTCCGAGTGCTCCAGCATCAGCTCGGCGCGGCGGCGCTCGGCGTCCTTGCGGGTGCCGCGGACGGTCTCGGAGCGGCGCTTATAGGAGCCATCGGTGCCCTTCGCCCAGAACCTGATTCGGTAGCGCGCCCCGCGCTCGACCTCCGTGATGGACGCCCACGCGGCGCGGGTCTTGCGGCGGGGCATGGTCACTCGCCTTCTTCCTGCTCGACCATCTCCCACAGCTCGTCCAGCGTCATGCCGAAGTACGTGGCGAGCTTCTTGCAGACGTGGATGGATGGGTACTGCGTCTTCCCCTTGCAAATCCACGAAAGGCTCTGCTTCGACAGTCCGGTTTCGCGGCAGATGTCCGCCTGCGAGGTCTCGTGCTCCTTAATCAACCTGCGCATCACTTTGCCAAATGCGTACACCGTGACCTCCGCCCCTCGGGTTGTTTCGGTCAAGAAAACTATACCCAATTTTTCAAAAACTTCTTGCAAGTAAAGACAACTTGACTATTATTAGATGTGGCGAGTCAAGATATCAAGACTCGCGCAGGTTGCAGGTGACCCCGCACGCGGCTCGGAACCTTCTCACGGACTCCGCTGTGAACAGTCCAGCGGGCACGAGGACAGAAGACCACGCGACCCAGCCTAACGTCGGCTGGCGGCTTCGTGGGTAGAACAGCCAAGCCATTCAAATAAGGAAACGAGCGGAGGTGATTGGATGGCAAAGACTCAGCTAGAGCGGGCAATCGAACACTACAAGGTGGACTCGGGAAAGACGAGCGGCGACATAGCCGACGCGCTAGGTGTCACCCGCGTAACGCTCGCATCTAAGACACGAGGCGACACGCCCATCAACATCAAGCAGGCGAAGATACTCGCCGACATGCTCGGCATGACGCTTGAGGAGTTCTACAAGCTCGTGCCGCAGGAATAGCGGTTATCCATAACCAACCCAGCACCCCCGCAGATGCGCCGTCCGCTTCGGATCGTGGCGCGTGACAGCCTACAAGCGCAGCCTGCCGTCGCAAGGGCGGGTGGCAGCGGCGGCGTTCCCTCCGTCGCGCAGACCGCGTTCCCTCTCCCACGCGGCAGAAGCCTAGGCGTCCGTTACTCCTACCTGCGCCGAGGCCCGCCCTGACCGGGCGACGCGTCCACGGGGGCGCTGGGACACGAACGGAGGAAGAGATGCCCGACGAGCTGGACGTCAACGGCGTGCGCTACCTGCGCGCCGACCTTGCCCGCGCCGAGCCCGAGGTGGAGCGCACGCTCTCCATCGGCGAGGCCAGCGAGGCCACGGGCTTCCCGCGCGACGTCATCTACGCCGCCATCAAGCGCGGCGAGCTGCCCGCGGTGATGCCCAACGGCACGCTGCGCGGGGCGCGCATACGCGTCTCGGCGCTGGCGCGGTGGATGCATGAGAAGGAGAGGGGGCGCGCGTGAGGCGGCAACCGACGCGCGCCCACCAGGAGGAAGAAGGCCCTGAACGGGGGCCAGATTGGAGTGTAGCAGATGGACGGGACGGCAATGGACTGGGCGGTGGCGCTGGGCGTGGCCGCGGGGATTATCGGCGGTACGTGGGCGCTGATGCTGCTGGGCCTGCGCGCGATGGGGCTGGCCTAGATGGGCAGGCCGACGCGCGAGCCTGACTGGCTCGTTGACCGCGAGATGGTCATGTACCGCGACCGCGGCTGGTCGTGGGACGCGCTGGCCGCGTACTTCGGGGTCACGCCGCGCACGTGCAGGAGGCGCTACGAGCGCGTCAAGGAGTGGGACGAGGCAAGGAGGGAGGAGGCCGATGCCTAGGAAGGACATGGGGGACAAGCGCCGCGCGCTCGAGGCAATCGCCGACGAGCTGGCGTACCTCTGCCGCGAGTGGGACGTGGAGACCATCAACGTCCACGCCCGCGTCGTGAGCGCGGACGTCCACACCACCAGCGCGGCGATAGTGGACGGCGAGGACGTGCTGCTCAGCTTCTCGGAGTTCCACGGAGGTGATGGCGAGTGAGCGTGATCCGCGGAGACTGGCCCAACACCGACACCCCGAGGCTCGCATGGGCGGCGCGTGAGACGGTGCTGGACTGCAAGGCGTCCATCGGCACCTGCATGGACGTGCTCGACCCGCTCGGGTGCCTGCGCGAGGGCATGGACCGCTACGGCGAGCCGCTGCCCGAGGAGGAGTTCGGCACGGTGCGCCTGCTGGACTTCATGGGCGTGTGGACGGGCAAGCTGTCCCGCGCAAACTCGGCGCTGCGCGAGCTTGAGTCGCGCGTGCGCCAACTGGAGGAAGAAAACGCGCAACTGCGAAAGGAGGCGCAGGATGGCTGTTCCGGTTCTGATTCTGGGGCCTAGCGGCAGCGGCAAGACGTACTCGCTGCGCAACCTGCCCAACGAGGCATACGGCCTCATAGAGTGCGAGAAGACGATGCTTCCCTTCAAGGGCGGCAAGAAGTTCGCACGCACCAAGGATTTCGAGCGTCTGGCGTCCATCGTCCAGCAGTACGCCCAGCGGTACCCAATCGTCGTGGTGGACGACTTCGGCTACTGCGTGACTGACATCTACATGCGGCGCTCGTGGGGCGACGAGATGTACCGCGACCAGTTCGAGGTCTACAAGGAGATAGCGGGGCGCGTCTACCGCTTCATCGAGTTCCTGAACGACCTCGACGGCGAGGTGATCGTCTACCTCGTGATGCACACGGACATGGACGCGCAGGGCAACACGGTGCCCGCCACGGTGGGCAAGCTGCTCAACGAGAAGGTCAACCTGCTGGGCATGGTCAACGTGGCGATTCTGGCCGAGGCGAGCGGGGGAGAGTACCGCTTCGTCGTGGACGGCAAGCCCCCGGCGAAAAGCTGCGGGGCGTTCGACCAGGGGGAGCAGCCCAACGACTTGGCCGTGATTGACAAGGGCCTGCGCGAATTCCTGGGCTGGGGCGGCGATGGCGACGATGCCTAGCCGCACCACCGTGGCGTCCATGCTCGACGCCTGCGAGGCAAGGTACAAGGAGCTGGTCGCGTCGGGCGTCAGCGAGGACGTGGCGTGCGACAGGACGTTCGACGCATACAGTTGTGCGTTCGCACAAGGCGACGCCCACTGCTTCGACCCCCGCGACCGACTCTTCGAAAGCAAGCTGAGAACCATACGAGAAAGGGACTAGACATGCGTTCGCTCAATTGGAACAACATCCAGTCAACCAGCGACGGCGGCTTCGCCCCGCTGCCCGCAGGCCCCTACGTGGCCCGCATCACGTCCGCGGAGGACAACCCCGCGAAGGAGTACGTCGAGGTGGTCTTCGACATCGCCGAGGGCGAGCACGCGGGCTACTACGGCGACGCGTGGGGCCTCAGCCACCCCTACGCGCACCACTTCTTCATGAGCTACAAGGACACGGCGCTGGGCATGCTCAAGGGCCGCTTGGAGGCCATCGCGGCGTCCAACCCCGGCTTCGACCCCTTCGCCGCGTGGGACGCTGGGCGCCTCGACATCTTCGTCGGGCGACTCGTTGGCATCAACCTGCAAGAGGAGGAGTACGAGCGCAACGGAGAGGTCAAGACGCGCATGAACGTGTGCCAGATCGTGGACGCTCAGAAGGTGCGCGACGGCTCGGTCAAGGCGCGACCCAAGAAGGTGCTCAGCGGCGCTTCGCAGGCGCCCAAGGCGACGGCCCCCGCGTGGGACGGCGAGATTCCCTTCGACTAGCGGGAATGGGGCGGCGTGGGTAACCGCGTCGCCCCACCCATTGGAGGTCGCCAGATGCCAGACATCTACGAGGACACGCGGCAGCAGCGCGGCAAGCACGAGCGCAAGCGTCTCTGGTGGGAGGACCACGGCGTGGAGGTCGAGCGGCGCAAGCTGGACACGGGCGACTACGAGCGCGCGGACGGGACATCCAACGTCCTTATCGACACCAAGAGGTCGCTTGACGAGGTGGCGATGGACGTGGGGCGCGACCACGCGCGGTTCGTCCGCGAGCTTGACCGCGCGCGCGACGCTGGGTGCAGGCTCGTCGTGCTGATAGAGGCGGCGGGGCCTTACCGCGAGCTTGAGGACGCCGCGAAGTGGCACCCGCAGCCGTGCAGGAGGTGCCAGTACCGAGGCAACGCCTGCGAGCCGATGGCAACCGGGCGTTGCAGGCGGTTCAGGCGCAAGCCCATGCAGGGGCCGACGCTGCTGTCAATCATGAGGTCGCTTGAGCGCGACCACGGATGCAGGTTCGAAATCGTCCATCCCGCGAGGGCGGCGAGGCGGATCTGCGAGCTTTTGGGAGTGGAGGTGAGAGAGTGACCGACGTGGAAGACCAGGATTACAGCGACTACATCCAGTCGCCTCAATGGCGGACGAAAGCAAGGTTTGTACGCAGCCGCGACGATAACAAGTGCCAGATATGCGGCGCGACGGACGGCCCGCTGGAAGTCCACCACCTGACCTACGACCGCCTGTACCACGAGAGGCCAGAAGACCTTATTACGCTTTGCCATGACTGTCACGCAAAGGTGACCGACTCTTGGCACGGTCTCAGGCACGAACTGGGCGACTTGAGGCGCTTCTTCAAGCTCGAATACAGGCATAGGCGCGCCCAAGAAATCGCCGACATGCTTAACACGTTAATGCCCTACGACATTAGCTTTGGCGGCAAATGCGCATTGTCGGGCGCAAACAACATAAGGGCGGCGTGCGAGCAGATCGGCATCGAATGCGAGCACTCGACATACATCAACGAGGTGTTCAGCAGGATTCACGTGCTGGATGTCGGAACGCAGGTTAGCAACGGAGTTCCAAAGTGGAAGCTTATCGAGTCTGGCTATCCAAAGTCGCTCGTCCAGAACATCGAGACCCGACAGCAGAAACACAGCGACGTCATTGACGAGATAACCGACGAGCTTGTCTGCTACCTGCACGACGGGGACGGCAAGTGGATAGTCACGGCAAAGGACGATGGCCTAGACACCGACTTTGTAATCCGATTCATGCCGTCCATCCGCTACGGGGACAGGTGGTGGGATAGTGAGTGATCTATCCGAGCTAGGCCAAGCCGCCGTCTGGTACTGCGAGAACGGCTTCGCCATCATCCCCGTCCATCCGCGCACCAAGCGCCCCGCCGTGAACAACGGCCTGCACGACTGGTTCGACAACCCCGAGAGCGCCCGCGAGCTTTGGACGCGGTTCCCAGACTTCAACATCGCCATAGTGTGCGGCTCCGCATCGGGCAACCTCGTGGTGCTCGACTTTGACGAGAACGACGAGAAGGGCGTCCACGGCCTAGACACGCTCAACGCGTGGGAGGACGAGTCGGGCGAGCTTCCCGCCACCGCGACCGCGATAACCGGAAGCGGCGGCATGCACGTCCTCTACCGCGCCGACAAGGCGTACAGCCCCAGCGTCAACCGCGACCTGGGCGTGGACGTGCGCGGCGAGGGCAGCTACATAGTCGCCCCGCCGTCCGTCCATCCAAACGGCCGCAAGTACCAGTGGAACGCTGGCGACGCGCCGTGGGAGCGCGGGGTCGCAACGGTGGACGCCAACGTGGACTCGTTCATCGACCACGTCCAGCGCAACGGCGGCACGGCGCAGGACAGCGACGAGCAGGGCGAGCGGTTCCAGCTCCCCCAGCGAATCCGCAAGGGCGAGCGCAACGACGTCCTGTACCGATACGGCTGCTCGCTGCGCAGCAGGGGATACGCCGACGACGCCATAGGCTCCATGCTCCGCGACGCCAACAGGGAGCGCTGCGTGAAGCCGATGGACGATGCCGAGCTTCGCGGCATCATCAAGCAGGTGTGCAAGAAGGGGCCGGGCCACGACGGGCAGGGCACCTACCGAGGCGAGGACGTGGGTGTGGGAAAGCTGGGCGCCGCGGCGTCCAGCCACCCCGCCACGCTCGAGACGGACGGCAAGGGCAAGGTCAAGCAGACCACGGACAACATGATCGCGGCGATAAGCTCCGACCCCAACCTCGCGGGGCGCTTCTGGTACGACTCCATGGCCTACACGCGCATGGTCACGCTGCCCATGCCGTGGGCGCCCGACAAGTTCGGCGACCGAGCGGTGACCGACGAGGACTACATCGGCCTCACGGCCTACCTAGAGCACGCCTACGGCCTCACGGTCAAGGAGCGCGTCATAGACGGCTGCGTGTTCGTCTGCAAGAAGAACGAGCGCAACCCCGTGACCGAGTGGCTGGACTCCCTCGAGTGGGACGGCGAGCCGCGCGTGGGCAAGATGGTGGTGGACGCGCTGGGCGCAGAGGACAGCGCATACAACCGAGAGGTCGAGCGGCTGTTCATGCTGGGCGCCGTCACGA